TTGCGAGTTTATCGTTTAGACTTGTCTTGTATGTGATTGACTTGGTTAATGGGATAACAGGTATAACCTTCTCTTCTGTTTCTGTGATCTCTGTGTACCACACCTGTTCACTTATCAATAGCTCCTCTAAGACAGCGTTGTGGTCATCATTAACGTATCCTGTGTTCATTGTGATTCTATCCTTACCCTGCGCTAAGAACGCCTGCTGTTGATGCTTATATGTTTTATAGCTAAGAGTAGATTGGTCAAATATAGATGCCTTAAACTGCTCAGATGTTACGCTTGTGGATTCTACTGACTTCTTAAAAAACCAAAGGTCTTGCAAAGCTCCAAACTTATTTACGAATGTAACTTTGTAGGGCTCGTACTTACATTCCTCTGTGCTTAATATCTTAACGACCTCAACCCCATTATCTGTTGCTATATAAACTTCATCTACAAGTCCTATATCTAATTGATTAAGAAAGTTTGTTAAACAACTTGATGTTTCAAGTGTACCTCCATCGGTTAAAACCCTTTCTTCATAAGTGTCGTTGTTATCTTGACCACTTACTGTAACGTAGTCTATTTGACCACTTGTAAGTGTGGAGTTCATTATTGTTTGTGTGCGTTTCTCCTCGCCTTTGTAAAAGAATGTTACTGAGTTAGTATCTTCTGTAAATACAGGGATTCTTACGTTGCTATCGTTTAGTCTAAATATAGTATTGTTTGACATCAATAGTCCTCTTGAAAGCTGAGGATTCGTACCTTCGTGAAAGTAGCCATAACCATCGAACGCTATATAATCATTGTTGTCGTTATCAATAGCTGTACCTCCTCCATCAGCTAAAGGGTATTGAATTATATCGGATTCTACCCATACTGTTTGACTATCATATTCTCCATCAAACTCTATTTCAAGATAATCCCTTACAAGCTCACTAATCTCAAAAACTACATAGGTGTTAGAGTCTATTGTGTTTTTAGTTATGGTATATTTTGGTGAACCTTTGTCAATAGTTATTGAACCTGTATAAATATATAGCCTCATTTTAGCACTCGCTAAATTGCTATGTTCTGTTTTTTTGTAAAAGGGGCTTCTTACGTTAATCTTTTGCATTACGCTCGTTGTTTTGCTTGTATAAATTGTAATCTCATAAACTCTGCTACGTCCAGGCCATATGCTTTAGCCAGCTCAGTAGGCAGATTCTTGTAATGTTTTTCAAATGGCTTAGTAAAGAATAGTGAGGGTTTGAACCCCTTGCGAAATATGCTGCGAGCGATCAAGAACTGCAGCGACTTTCTTGACGTAAATTTACCCTTTCCTTTACCCTTACGATTGATACCCTTTCTGACAATCCACTTGTCGAGCTTGCTTGGAGGTGGCATCTTATCCTTGTAGCTGTATGGAGTGTCATATTTTTTTTCTGTACCAGATACTCCTTTGTCCACAAAGAAGCCATACAGAGGCATCGTAATTTCAAACTCTAATGCACCCGAGGGGTAAACGACAACCTCCTGGCCCTTTATGCCGTCTATAAGGCCCCCAGAGCTGACTTTACCTTGCTTCTTAAGGTTGGCCTTAGCATCAGCTATTACAGCGTCTCTAAACTCCTCTAATGACTCTTTGAGGTGGTCTAACATATGTCGATATCGTTTGTAACTAATATATTAGCAGTCAGGGTCCAGCCAGCCAGCTTGTTCTCAAACCTGTCATAGAACGGCTCGCAGCTTGGCACCCCCTCTAATTGGAACTGGTCGGTAAACAACTGACCTCTGCGTAGGACCTCGTTTAGCTTGTTGAGCACGGCCAGCTGTGAATTTAGAACGTCTTGTTCGTTATCGTGCCCTACAAAGGTCGAGTCTATATCGCCCTCAGGAGTCGTCTGCTTAGTCTGCCATACAACGTCCATAGCCAGGATTGATACGTTGAAGAGGATTGTGTTACCCTGGAGTTGTGCGTTATTCACTATGATGTGAGATAGAGGGAATATAGAAATCTTGTCTAAGTCGACCTCTGTTAAGTCCCCTGTAGTCACTGTGTTGACATTAGGGTCAGTTAGGAGCTGGTTCTTTATCTTGTCGAGCGTGTTGTAGAACGCTTGTGGGCCTGCGATACTCATTTTTTAAATTTACTTTTCATTCTCATATTCTCTAAGTCTGTTTTCTCCTTTTCAAAAGCCAGCATTGTTAAGCACTTGTGGAGCCCTTGGGAGGTGATATCATCAAACCTTGTAATGTCTCCTCCAGCGAGTGCATAAATTGACTGATACCAGCCCCACTTTCTTCCAAAGGTAGATGCTGAGCTAAGGCCTTCTCCTCCGTCTTGTGCAAATAATTCATCATAGCTGTCGACAATTCTATCCCTAAATTGTAAAAAAAAACCAGGGAGCTAATAACAGCGTCCATAGGTGCGTGCTTCATAGCGTCTTCATATATCTCAGGCTCATAATCAGCGACCCTATATTTACCTCCATACTTCTGCACGATCGGCCTGTAAAGGACAGCCATAGCCGTGTGCATTTTACTCCAATCCCCGATGCTTGTATCAAGGTCAACGTACTCCCCAAATGACATATCCTCTAAGTCAGGTATAAAACCGAACTCAGTCTCTCCAATCTTGAAGGACTTTACTAGCTCGGGCTTGCTGTTAAGCATATCAGCCAGGATTCCTACAATATGAGCTACGTCTTTAAACTTAAGAAATTTAGTCTTGTCGTAAGGTACGTTGCAAAATATCTCGAGCATCTTCATACTCACAAAGGTATCTGCGTTAGGGTCGTCTGCGTTAGTGTCAGCGACCTCTAAATACTTACGATACTGAGCCAGGGTTATCTCGTTAAGCTGATTCGGGACTTGAACTTTAATATCCATACGGCTTGTTGTTTGATATATAACGTACAGAAATGTCTATTTTAGACCACGGGCAAAAAAAAATAGGCCCGATGTTAGGACCTATTCTATAACTCTATTAAAAGCTCTTAAATTACTTCTTCGGCTTTCTTCCACGTTTGCCAGGGGGTAGGAACGAAGTCAGGTGTTTGACTGCGCTCCTAGTCCTGTCGTTAACCTCTAAATCAGAGTCGTGTTTAGCAACTATGGCGTTGTGCATAATATAACTCAAGTCCTCGTAAAGGACCGAGCCAGGAAAAGTAAGTGTAATCTCGTCACCATTACAGGCTGAGAGACCAATAGAAACTTCTCCGTGTCTGTTGTAATGTGTATGTATTGTTGTAATGTAATAATGATGTTCTTCCATAATTAATTAGTTCTAAATATATAATAATTTTCTTTTACCATTTCAGATATAAACTCCCATTCATATTCATTGCCGTCATATGTTGCAAAGTGATGGCCATACCCGTCTGCTGATATGACGTTTTCAGCTGTCTGTTCCCAGTCTATTTCTAACCACCACAACTTATCAAAGTCAAAATCATAAAGGTAAGTATCCTTAACAAGTTCTTGTATCTCATCTTTGGCAATGTCATCTATTTGGTCTTCATTAATAAAACGCCAGGATTCAGCACCTGTATGTAATTCGAAATCAGTCAGACCATCTGTTATGTTATCGTAGACTTGCTGCTTGAAATCTTTATCCTCTATGTCTAAATATTCGCATAGTTCGATAACGTCTCTGTATAATGCTAAATCAGACATTTGCCTCTTCATTTAAACAGTCTAACAATGCTCTCTGCATATCAATAAGGTGGAAATTCACATCAGAGTATTTCTCATTGAACATTCTGCCGTGTTGAAAACGCAGATCAGACAGCTCGCTCATCATAGCCTCTGTCTCGTGAAACATATCCAGGAGCTTAGCCTGTATCTTCTGTTGATTAGTAATTTTAGATTGTGTCATAATATTGAATTAAAGATTAACGGCACGAAGTTAAAGCATATTTTTCAAACCACCAAATAATAGGTTAAGGCTACTTCAATGCGTACTTGCCAAAGTTAGGCCTACTTAGAATGCTGTATGTGGCATAACGGAGGCCGTCGATTGTGTGATTGTTAGCGTCTTCGGGAATGTTAGTGAGCTTGCCTGACTTATCCTCCTTCCACTTGTACGAGCGAAACTCCCGTAT